TTATCTAGATAACCCGTTCGCTGCGCTTTTTGTTGTAGCTGATCTTCTCGGCAACCTGGCGTGCGTCTGGATGTTCTCAGATTTTAATTCATGGCAAGGTTGGATGTTTTCAATTAGTGGTTTAGCAATTGCCGCAGCTATTGCTCTAGCCCTACCCCTTGTTGGTAGTTTTGCGCCAATATCAAAAGTTGTTTTAGTGTGCTGGCTCGGTTTTACGATTGCATCATTTAGCCTGTCTTTTGTAACTAGCTGGGGCCGAATGGAGTATGCAAAATACAGCGCAGATAAAAGTACCCTGCTCCACCAATCGCTAAGTGCCGATATCAATACACTTAACGACACTGGCTATCGTGAATGGTGTAAAACAGCGAAGTCGGCAGATTGTAATCAGCTACAACTAACACAACAATCCAAAGCCGCCCGCGCTGAGTTAGACGACCATAACTTTAAATGGAGCCCGCACCAAATGGAATTTCAAGGCGTTAAATTTGGACAGTATATTGTGATCGGCCTTGTCTTTTTGCTATCACTCGGCGGTGCCATCGGCAGTAGCATAATGGGATACATTGCAGGTTTACGGACTAATGCGGCAATCAAGGGGTCGAGAGACGATGGAAAAAAGCCAGAACTGAGGGGCGTGGGGTAGTTCCCAGCCCCGTGGAATCAGGCTCGGAACCACTTTCAGAATTTGAATCAGCATACCAGGAACTACTAAAAAGCGGTAAAAGAATCAGCGGGAATCAGTTTGTGAAAATGGCAAATTGCAGACGTCAAGAGGGGCTTGCGTGGTTTAAACAAAGGAGATTAGCAAAATGATTGAATACTTTATTTTAACGTTATTTTTATGTCCGCCAGACGTGACAAAATGCACACACTCGGAATTGGTGCCAGCCAAAACTATCACTTTCGAAGTATTCTCAGATTGTAATTCAGTCGGCCAAACACTTGTTGATAACCAAGAATATGACGGATACGCTTGCAGGAGGCACGAAAAATGAAATACCTATCTCTGGAATACGTAGTGCCAGTAACGATAGTAATTTGCACAGCGGTTTGGTTGTCGGGTTGCGACTACACGGATCCGAAATACAAAGTTACCGATGAGCAAGCGAAAGCGTTCGAATCTCGCTACCCCTGCGGATTTCCCACAACGCCAGGGTTAAAATCAAGAAACTTACCGGAGGGGTGTTGATATGGAGATTTTCATTGTGATTATGTGCATTTCAGTTTTGGTATCAGCATGTTTTTTAATGTCGAGGGGAGATGACTAATGTTTTTTAATAAGCGTGAAAAGGGTATGGGTAGCAAAGAACTAGCGCGAATTTCAAGGGCCGTGACTATTAGCGAGATGATACCGGCGTCGATCGATTTCAAAACACGTAAGTCAATAGTAAGAAAATTTGAGGGCCGAACGCTGCAAGACTCGAAAGAAGATCTACACGAAGAGATACGAAGTCATGGCGTCGAGCCGATCAACATCGACATACCAACAGTTAAATACGCGATGGGGGTACACGACAATGGGTCTGATTAGTTATAACGGATTGGTAAAACTTGTAGAAAGTGGCGTAATAAACGCAAAACCTGAGAACATAAACGGCGCAAGCATTGATATCACTTTAGGCAATGTTTTGCGTTTCGAATGCGTAAACCCTCGAACTGTAGACATTAGAGACGAATCATTATCGATGGTAGTCGAAGAGGGTGACCAGTTTTACATAAGACCTGGCGAGTTTTGTTTGGCTGAATCACGAGAAGTTTTTAACCTACCAAATAACATCGCCGCTGAGTACAAACTCAAATCAAGCATGGCGAGAAATGGCCTTAATCATTTGCTCGCTGGATGGTGTGACCCTGGATGGTATGGTTCAACGTTAACTTTAGAGTTGCACAACGTTACGCAATACCACACAATCAAGCTACAACCAGGTATGAAAATTGGCCAAATGGTGTTTTATGAAGTGGAGCCGGTGCCCGAAGAAAAAAGCTACAAGACGAAGGGGCAATATAACAATCAGAAAGGTGCGCAAGAAAGTAAGGGCGTTCGCTAAACATCTGCGCTATTGGGATACGTTCCCAATAGCGCTTTTCTTTTTGTGGTGTATATTGTCAATGGTCGGTTTGATTCCTTGGCCTTGGCACATAATATGAGGGTATCGGATATGATCAAAATAAAACATGGCGTGCAAATGCATGGTCTTAAACGATCGATGGAAAAGCCGTTAGATTTTTTAGACAAGATATTCTTGATGCTTGGCGTTGACTTTGTTGTCACAGACGCAATGCGGCCATTGAACGGCAATGAAAAGTCACTACACCCAAAAGGCCACGCGATAGATTTTAGAACACGCGACCTTAGCCACCTGCAAAAAGCTGCTTTGCTTGTATTGCTAACTAAATACCTTGGCAATGATTACGACGTCATCGAATACGATACGCATATGCATATAGAGTACCAACGTCAGATTGACGACAACAAGCCCGCTAATTTTATTGGTGTTTTTGGCCAAGATAATTTTGGAACAGTAGAATAGGTGAGGGGCTTAACGCCCCTTTTTTATTCTCTGCCATTTATCAAAACTTCTTGTTTTATGTCGCCGACAAGTTTAATCATAGCCATTATTCTACGCTCGGAAGATTCGCTAAGCTCTTTAATCGCTTTAATTGCTTCTTCGTGGCGCTCTTCCATTAGTTTCAAGTCGCTTTTGTAACGTCCGTGCAGTTCTTCAATTTGTTTACTGTGTTTGCTTTCCATGGCCGACAATCGCGCCTCACATTTTTTGTCAGAACGTTCTAGATCTTCCCTTGCCTTTTTCTCTGCATAATACAGCTTTTCGTCATAATCTTTTCGAGTTTGCTCAAGTTCGTCTTTTAATTCTTCGTGCGTACTGATCATTAACTCGTTTTTGTCTTTGTTCAGCTTGTTAGTGACCATATGCATCACTAGCGCCCCTGTTGCGAATGACGCTAGCATGAAAAGCTTTTGCTCTACTAACCAAGTGATTAATGCTTCCATCTATTTCAAGCCTTTTCATGCTGTTATTGATCTAGTGCAGTATTAAAACGAATTGACAGGCCCGACTAGGCGTAGCTCCCGAATCTATCCCAACCCATATGGCTATAGTGTTTGCAGCTTTGGACCTGTAGAAACACGTAGTGGGTCTTTCTGGCACTAGGGTATCTTCAGGCATAGCCACTATAGAGTAGTTAGTAGTCCCCAGATTATGGGTCAAAATATATTCCCCATTACCTGGGTTTGTAACACTCCAACCTGACGGCAAGCTTGTGGTCGTCGCGTTTGAATTCCAAGAACCCGCGTAATACTTTTGGCTTAGTTGTGTTTGCGTAACTGTTGCATCGCTAAGCTTGCCAGCGTTTATAGTGTTATTGTCAAAAGCTGCGTTTTGAATCTTAGGGGCTCCGCTTGCGCCCTCGGCTATGGCGTGTGGGTTTTGGTCCAACTTATCAATAAGCGAAACATTGACGGGGCTATCCGCATCTTTTTCGCCTGCCGTTACGGCTGAATATGTTGCCATGATTTAAATCCTTATTGTATTAAGTAAGGGTTATCACCGTTTGACATTTCGTCGTCAGTGTCGGCAATGAATCCGTAAGCATCTTTTTCAGCCTGCGACGCTGACAGATAATCACCAACGCTGTTAGGTGCTATTGTAGCGTAACGGCTGCCCACCTCGGTGCCAGTGAATACCGCTTTATATTTCCAGCGGTTGTTTTTCATCGCTCTTTTTTCAATTACGCGCATATTGATCGGCGCTGGTAATCCGTCTGTACCTTGCATGAGGTCCGTGGTTATTAGAGCCAAATCACCTACATTAAGGCTCTCTTGGTCCTTAGTATCGACTTCCCAAGTGAATTCAACAGGGTTGGACCTCTGCTTAATAAAACGTGATGATATTTTACTAGCTGTGCTTGATGCTGCATCAGGTAGGTCGGGACAATACAAGCGCTTAATGTTTGGTTTGCCTAATCCAGTCTCTATTTCACTATCAATCAATATATAGAGGCTTTTATAGTTCTGCGGGTCGGTCTTGCTACCCTTCTTATTTATACGACCGTAGTACACCCAACACTGGCTAAATATGTTTTTCTGAGGTCTTTTGGCTGACGCTGAGGCTTGTAATATATGGTAATTGTCGTTCCACTCAACAGCGTTTGTAAGTGTTGGGCCGATAGCTTTTAACTTTATCTTTTGCGTGACATCATCCCAGAACAACATAACAAATGTTTGCTCGCATATGTCGTTCAAAACCTTGTCTACTGGTGTAGGCTCAGCCACCCAAAGCTCAATGCTCTCGCTACTTAAAAAATTAGACTCTTCGTTGTCGAAATCCGTTGTGCTTATGTAAGTCGAAGTATCTATATCAGTGTGATTATCAAAAATGGTTTTTACAACGTCCGTTATATTACCGCTGTACTGCTCAATGTGACGGATAGCGTCACCGCTGGCATGGTCGGCGGCTTCCGTTCCACCCTGGCCGCGGCTCCCTAGAGTTATGTGGTTAGCTGTAGCGCTTGATGTATAGCTGACTATTTCATCGTTAATTATCGCATAGCCGCTAGCTTGAAACCCGTCATTATTGCCAACGTCTATGCTTGTGTTAGTCGTTGCCGCTACCAGTGCCGCACCAAGATATCCATTAGTGGCTCTTGGCATAGTGTCTTCTTTTGTTTGGCTTAGGATATCAAAAGCTTTTATCTTAACTATGCCCTTGTTATCTGGCCCGACGATATCCTTGATAAAATAATCACGCTCTTGAAAATTACCAAAACTGAACACGTCACCATGGCTAAAAAATCCGCTATAAATCTTGACGCATCGATTCAAAAAATAAGGGTTATTAGCTAGTAACCTACCGAAGTATGTACCTGAGCCGCCGTTCCATGGGAAGTCCTGCGCAGTTATAACCACCTCACCGAGATAACCTAAGCCACCATCTTGACTGGTACGTGTCGGCACCCATTCTATGTTTTTTATGCATGACCAGATTGGAGGATCGTTTGCAGGGCTAGCACCGTCAGAAATATACTCATACGTGCCGCTGATTTTAGTGTCTAAATCAATTCGCACGATGTTTAAAGGGTCGCGAGATAGCTTGGCCGCGTCGGTTGAATAGCTCATTTGTAAAAGCCTGTCATGTCAAATCTAACATCGTAATAGCCATTTATATTTTTTGAATATTTCGGCGCTGGTAGTGACTTTGTGGGCCAACAGTAAAAAGCAGGTTCGCCGCCAGTGAATGGTGTTTCACTCCTCGTTATATCCCAAATCATATAAATAGGGTACTCTTTCATAGTGTCGCGCAGTGAGATAAATTCTGATAGCCAGGCCGAAGTGTAATAGGGCATTGTGAAGCGTACACGTTCGGGATTCGGTCTTATAGTCAAGCCGGCAAGCTCTTTGCCTCGCGTTACGTTTGCAATTACTGAGTCGCCATCGCTTAAACCTGGGCGCGTGAATCCATGAAGCTGTGATCTTTGCAGCTCTAGGCTTGGACCAATGAAAACATCGGCAAAAACCATTTCTTGTGATGTGTCGGTCCATAATATTTTTACGTATCGGTAGCTTTGCGATCCAAGGTCTTTAAATATATTTTTGTCATATATGACATTAACGGACGTTATTATATTGGTATAGGTGACGTTATCCGAGCTGCCCTGAACTGTTATATAAGTGTTAGCGCCGAAGTTATGGCGCGCTAACGCGAAGCTATCGAAGCTTTGAGTTGAGCCAAAATCGTATACGATGTTTTGATCTGTGCCCGCTGCCATTTTGCTGAATGTTGACGTCCTACCGTCCAGGCTGTTGGAAGGCCCAAAACCAGTTGCAGTAGTGTCTGATAACACCGTCGCGCTTCTTAATAAATTGTTATAAAGGATTCTACCCGCCATTAAATGCTTATCCTCACGTTTGAATCGTCTAGGCTGTTCAGCTCTTCCGCCAACTCTCGAAGCACTGAGCGTGGTACGAGCTCACCTTCGCCCTCAAAAGCAACCGTAATTGTCTTTGTTGTCGCTGGCTCATCGTCGTTAGCTGCGGCAAGGTCTTCTAAACCTGGCGTGCTAACATCAGGTGAAACAGGCGCGCCGCCACTAATACCGGACGGTGAATCACCTCCGCCAGGGTTCACTATATCCGCTATCATTGAAGCACTGACCGCCGCGGCTGTTGCTGCGAACGCTGCACCTACAACAGGTCCACCTATTGAGTTACCCCAACGATACGCACTAATGATAGACTTCTTACCCTCTATTATAGCCTCTTGAACCGCTTGAAATTTCTGTTGTGCTAGTAGTATCTTGCCGCCAGCTTTGCTGTTTTGTAGCACATGGTCCATAAAGCGTTTTTTGTCGCTTATTTCGCCCTTATTGGCTGCGGCCTCTAGCTTTCTACGCTGAGAATGGTATTTGAAATATTCGTCAAGCATCAATTTATTGCGTGATTGCTCGGTTCCGATCTCATGTTTTTTGAAGTTTTCGAAAAGCTTTTGCTTTTCCTTGAACTGGCTATCAAGCAATTCAAGCTCGGTCATGTGCGTTTCTTGCATACGTGAAAACATTTCTTCAGGATCGCCGCCGAAAGCCTCTTGCATTTCCTTCTGCCTGGTTTCAGCGTCTTGTGCCAGTTGCCTTTTTAAAGCGGCTTGCTCCTGCATTTGCGATAGCTTCTGCTCGTGAAGCTCTTGGTTTCGTTTGACTGCCTCTTCATGGGCTTTCCGGTCTGCTTCTGTTACACCTGGCAATACTGTTGACGACTGCTCCTGGAGCTTTGCTATCTCTGCCAAGTGCTGCCTTATCCTATCAGCGACACCTTTATAATATTCTTCCTCTTCTGGGTTTATCGGCAAAAAACCCTTCATGGTCTTTTTCTGGGATTCCCAGTTTTTAAGCTGGGTGAGAAGAGGGTCTATAGTTTTGCTTATCTGCGTTATCTGTTCCGTAATCTGATTTTTCTTCAGAACATCATCGACCTGACGAATGTTTTTGATTGTCTCAGTCAACCACTCTGCTACTGTCGCCCCTGGCCCAGAGATAAAGATTGTCAGTTCTTTTCCTAAACTACCGAAAGCAGTTTCCAGCTTAGTCATGCCAGTTGCAAAATCAGCCGCGTTCCTTGCTTCCTGGTCTGAGATAACACCATTTAACGCCCTAAATTCTGTTACAAAGTCCTCAATAGGACCGCGACCACCTTTTAGAACTTCGACTATTTTTTCAGCCTCACCCGCGAAAATTTCAGCCGATGCGAACGTTAGTGCTTGCTGATCTTCCATGACCTTGAAAGCGTCTGCAATTTCCAATATCATTTCATCAGTTTTTAACTTCCTGACGTCCTCGACTTTAAGTCCTATAGCCTCAAAAGCATCTACTAACGGTCCGCCGCCAGTTAAAGCGGCCTCCCCTAGCCGTACGTTAAGCTCTTGCAACATATCGTTGAATTGCTCACCGTCGACGTTGGCATTTTGCTGGAATGCTGCTGAAAGCTCGGTAAGTCTCTGTGTTGATACCCCCAACTGGTCAGCCCATAGCTTTGTTTCTTTTATCGATTTAGCTTGTGCAACAGCTATAGCACCTATGGCACCCGTAGCGGCGGACGCTGCCCCCGCCAAGCCTTTCATCATGTCACCAAGGCCCGACAAGCTTTGGCGCGCATTCTGGACCTCTTGCACTAGCTGTGCAGCATTGGCCCGCATGGTTATTGCTAAACTAGCTAGTGTCTGGCTTGCCAAGTCCGAATACCTCCAAGATATCATCATCAATAGTTCGCGGTTTCTGTTCGCTAAAATCAAGCATAAAATCAGATATACCAAAGCTTTTGCTTTTCGGTGATCTGTTGCAATTAGCGATCGTGCTTGCTATTAGCGCCGCGCGCATGTCGTCCCGATACTCTCCAAAAGGTTCCAAACGCTCGAATGCCATAGCCTCGGCAATGTCTGCTGAACTCATTACCTTTTTAAGCATCGGGACCGGCCAACCTACAGCCAAAGCATATCTATGCAAGAATAGTGCTGTAGGTCGGCGCTTTAGTTTCCCAACAATTCATCGATCTGTGCGTCACCTATCGCATTTAACTTTTGGCACGCTTTCCAGATTCGATCAATAACCACATTATTTTTACTACCTAAAGCCTTGATATGATCTTCGCTCGTAAACATCCTTTTACCATCTGGACCAATCGCGCACGCCGCGATCATTTTAGCCCTGGCGTTTGATAGGTCTTGTTTGTACTCGCCATCGCCAGCCATATTAAACAAAGTCATTTCGTAAGCGTCTCGGGCTTCGCCTGTCATGCTGCGGATGGTAATGTGAGTGCCTTCACCCCATTCTGGTGTTGGCACTTTTTCGTCTCGGTGGTCTTCGGCTTTGATAATATCAGCTAAAGATAATTGTTTGTTTAAACCCATGTTGCCGCCCCTGTAATTCTAATTGCTACCTCTAGACCGATTTTAGAATCTACGGCAAGATCAATTGCAAAGCTTTTAACAAATCCAGAAAAGCTGATTGTCGTTGGCCCGCTGTCTGTAAGATCAAGTTGAAAATCTCTGACCGTGGCAGCATCCCGCGCAGTTCTCAAAGCTGTTTGCTGCGTGTCACCTGTGTCGAGGTTCATACTGATAGTGATCTCACCCTCATCTTTCAGGCCAAGGATAAATTCTTTACCCGTTGATGATAGATCGGTTACGTCGATTTCAGTAGCACCACCGCCACCAAGACCAGACACGCCGATTACCTCACCGATAGCTGTAAAGGTTGGTGTGCCGCCCATATCAGATAGTTTTAAAACCGACCCTTGTGCTGTTAATGCTGCCATTTTCCTAGCTCCTATGCTTTATGGTACATCGTTAATTATATCTGCTGCTGTCATGTTGTACATTACAAAATCTGCATTGCCTACGTTGTCTTGTATCGTCGGGTACGTGTCCCCGTCACCCATCCGCCACCAGTGCGCGGGCGGGTTAGCTAATAAAGTTAGCTCGTGAGGCGTACCTGAGTTGTAAATGTCGTTAGAGTTAGATGATTGATCCGACCCCCAAATAGCTAGCTCATCGACAACAGCCCCGCGCATGTATCCGCCGCTCGAATACCTGCCCACACGCAAATTCTGCCCAATGATACTGCCGCTATAGCCGTAGTTGTTGTGTGTGTTAGAGGTACTTTCAACAACGTTATTAATTTTAATTTCGAACCTACTATAGTAGTCATTAACTGAGCCGCTAGCGCTCCCAGTTGTGCCGCCGTCATAAGTTATGAGAATGTGGTGCCACAGGCCCGCCATTATGCTTCCATTAGCTGTAACTAATTGTAGGTAGTTATTATTTGTGCCATATCTAAGTCTGAGTCTTTTCTGCCCGCTGCTGTTTGTCTGTCTTAGCTCAATATGACCGCCGTTTGCTATGTCAGCGCTACCAAAATAGAAAATAGTCTGACCCTGGTTGTTCGATGACGGTTTGAACCATAGCGATATAGTCCAAGCGTCGCCAGAACCCGAACCGTTGGCAGAACGACCTAGCGCAGCGTCGAGCAGTGCCGCGTTTGCCCCCATCCAATCTTGGTGCTCAAAATCTATCGATTTAGTATTAGCGAAAGAACTTGTTACAGTTATTGTTAGCGTTTCGCTATCCTGCCCATAATAATTAGTGGCGGTCATTGTTGGGGTGTATACGCCTGGTCCGCTCGATATTGTGCCGATAAGTTTTCTTAAATTACCATTTTGTACAGACAACCCAGCAGGCAGATTAGCCCACTCGTATCCAATACCGTTATTCGCCACTAAAGAATAATTTACCGAGTCACCATCACTTACCGTTATAGCTGTTTGGGACGTTATGACCGGCGCTTCTCCAGTTGGCCCGCCGGTATGTCTTAGTAGTGCATTAAGCGCGTTACATGCTTCAACTTCAGTAGCGCCCAATTGGTTCCCTTGCTGATCAACAAAATCCCCAAAAGGTATGTTGCTGAACTCTTGATAATCGGTTTCGTCCGATGATTTCGGCGGGTTTAATATGCTACAAGTACCATCACCATTTCCGATTGCGCGCAACTCATTGTTAAAACGCATACCTATACTGCCGTCGCCGCCGGTTTCAAGTATCGCTGCGTTAGCGTCTTCGTCTCTGTATACTTTTATAGTCACCGCTTAACCACCTCTATGACCAGCCCCGCATTATTCAGTGTTGCGCCCGACGAACATTTGACTTGCAGCCCTATTGGGTTATCTCTTGTGTTAGTGTCGCCCATGTAGATGCTATCTATACGCAAAGCAAAACGGTACGGAACACCAGACCCCCGATCTAATCGTCCAAGCGATTGTTCGAGCGTATAAGCCCCTAAGCCCGCGCCTAAAGTATATCTAAATTCTAAAGAGCTATTATTGATAGTGGGGGTTACTGTAAAATCGTTGCGAATTAAAATAAAGTCGCCGAGACTCAATCCACTGACGTCTATTGCTCCAGTGCTTGTGTTTAGTAGTTGGTTAACGCCTGTTGGCGTATATGCTGAGTTACTATATGGACCAGCGCCATTGTTGGGGATAGTTGTCCAAGTATCCGCTAACATGGGTACGTCGCCGGTCGTGTCGTTGTAATCTATCCAACCTGAAGTTAATCCGCTGCCGGGTATGCTCGCAAGCGTTTGACTTATCAAAGACTCTTGCAGTCCGTCGGTAACGGCTTCACCGA